ACCTAATTGTAGATTAATTGAACTTTGGGGTGAATCTACCATTACCTTATATTTATAGTAGAAATTATTATGTATAACGAAATGAAATTAAAGATATATTAAATATATAATCTAAATGCAAATGTCATCAGATATAAAGATTGAGTATAATTTATCAGAATTAACACTAGATATAAAAGAAGTACTTAATAATCCAAAAAAAGAGATAATTGAGAAAAATGGTGAATTTTTATATAAACAGTGGCTACATAATAAGACTTATAATATTATAAAGTATAATAAAAACTATGAATATTTTAATTCAATAAACGGATTATGTAGATCAATTATTTTTAGTAATGGAAAAATAAATGTATTTTCACCACCAAAAGCGATAAATTTTTTAAATTTTGTAAATATTTTTCCAGTAGAACAATGTTATGGAGAAGAAATTATTGAAGGAACAATGATAAATATTTTTTATGATAATGATACAAATAGTTGGAATATTGCAACTAAAACAAGTGTTGGGGGTAAAATTAGATATTTTCAAAATCAAGAAAATTTTAATGTTTTATTTGATGAAATATGTGATCAATTACAACTAAATCTAAATGAGTTTGATAATAAATATATGTATTCATTAGTAATGCAACATCCAAAAAATAAATTTGTTTTACCAATAAATGAAATGAAATTATATCTGATAGCAATTTATAAAATAGAAGATATTATAGTAACAGAAATACCTAGAGAGAAATATGGGGAATTAAATTTAGACCATGTATTTAATAAATTATGGTTTCCATATAGATTTTATATTGATTCATATGAAAATTTAGTGAATAGTTTTGGTACAATGAATAATAATATTAATAATGTAGGAGTTATGATTAAAACATTTACAGGAGTTAGAACAAAAATAGTTAGTCAAGGATATAAATATATAAAAAATTTGCGTGGAAATAGCACTAAGTTACAATTTCAATATTTGTGTTTAAGAAAAGATAATAGAGTAAAAGAATATTTAAATTATTTTCCAGAGTCTAGAAAAGAATTTTCTGAATTTAGAAAATTTATTCATATTTTTACGCAAACATTATATACAAATTATATTAGTTGTTATATTAAAAAAGAGGCTCCATTACTAGATTATCCACAAAAATTTAGAACTCATATGTATAATTTACATCAACATTATTTAATGATAAAAACTAATAATGGATATATTAATAGACAGACGGTAATTGATTATATAAATAATTTAGAGCCAGCAATTTTAATGTATACTTTAAATTATGATTTAAGAGAAATAGGTAAAAAATATTGTGAACAAGAAACAGAAGTTAATTATATTTAAATATTTATAATTTTGGTTTAGTTTTAGATTTAATCGAAATAGTAGGTTTTTTGCTACTCTCTTTTGCAGTAGATGTAGATGGTTTAGATGTAGATGGCATTGATGTAGATGGCATAGATGTAGATGGTTTAGATGTAGATGGCATAGATGTAGATGGCATAGAGGTAGATGGCATAGATGTAGATGGCATAGAGGTAGATGGCATAGATGTAGATGGCATAGATGATTTAATAGTTAAAAGTTCATCAGGATCAATTTCTCCAAAATTTGGTAATATTTTTTTAAAATAACTAATAGCTATTTCAATAGCAGAAATGATATAAGTAGTAATAGTGTTATTATCAACCGGTTCTTTAAATGCAATTCTAATAAAACTTTCATTAATATGAGGATGTGGTTTACTAAAACCACAAAATGTTAATGTTTGGGTGCCTAGATAATATAATTCATAAAGTGAATATTCTAAAATTTTTCCAATAGTATAATCTTCATTAATTAGAGTAATATCAAATGAATTTTCAATAGTTACATTAGATTTATTAATTAAATTATTAGGTTTAGAATAAATTTCACTTAATGTAAATAAACGATTAATAATTATTTGGATAGCTTTAATAACAATATTGGTATTATCAAAAACTCCAATAGATTTAATTTTAAAATCGAAACTATTTGGAATAGTTATACGTTTAGCATCTAATGTAGCCCAATCATTTAGATGATATTTAATATCATCATCATTTGAGTATTTTGACTGTAATTCAGTAAGTTTAATTTCGCGCTGTTTATCTATTTCATATTTATTAGGAGTATTAGAATAAGAACAAGTAGATACAACATTAAATGACCCATTTTCTAAAGCATTTCCAATTGATAATTTAGCAGTAAATTTAAGGTGTTCTCCTTTTAAATTTTCAGAATATTGTGGTTTTAACTTGCATAAGTCAATGTATTGTTCTGTAATTTTATTAGGTGGAAATATTTTGTTAACAGTTTCATCTGTAAGATATTTATCAGTTTTTAAATTTTTAATTTTAAAATCGGCAGTTGTAACATAGATTAATTGGTCGGTAGAATTTTTTACATCAACTTCAATAATATAATCACTAAGTTCAGTATTTAAATCAGTAATATGTATAGGAATACAAGATAATCGTTGTTTAATAATTTCATTATTTAAATTACTAGTATTAATTTCAAAATTAACATCATTTTTTTCATATGGAAATGTTCTAATAACAACTGTAGGAATATCAGATAAGATTACACGTCTAATTGCATTAGCATAACTAACATTAATATTACTGATAGTAAAATATAATGTGTTGTTACGTTCACTCATATCCATTAGTGAAGGTTCCATTATGATTTATATATAATTAATAATAAATTATTAAATCAATTTTCATTAAAATAAGTTAAAAAAAATAATTAATAAAATATAAATAATTAAATGAGTTTTATTCTATTTTATAGTAATTATTGTAATAATAGTTCAGAAATTTTACAAAAGTTATCGACTTCACAAGTTAAGAATGATATACATTTTATTAGTATAGATAATAGAATACGAAAACCTGATGGATCTACTTATATTATATTAAAAAATCGAGAAGAGATGATTTTGCCACATACAGTAGATAAAGTTCCAGCTTTATTATTACTAAATAGAGGAAATCAAGTAATTTTTGGTAATAAAATATTAGAACATTTACAACCGGTAAGAACAGGAGTGGAAAATCGTGTTGTAAATTTAGAACCAATGGCATTTTCTTTTAATGATATGAATAGTTATGGAGTAACATCTGATAATTATAGTTTTTTAGATCAAACTCCAGAAGATTTATCAGCAAAAGGACAAGGAGGACTAAGACAATTAAGAAATAATGTAACATGGGAAACACAAGATAATATAGAAACGCCACCGGATGATTATATACCAAATAAAATAGGAGAAATTTCTTTAGATAAAATACAACAAGAAAGAAATCAATCATTAAAACAATAAAATTAATATAAAGAAAATATATTATTTATATTAATGAGTAAAGTAGATATTTTAACTGCATTTAACAATCATTTAACAGAATTAGTTGAAGCATTAATTGAAATAATTTCGGATAATGCTGAATTAAAAACAGCTGCAGCATCTATATCAACATTAAGAAAATTAAATCCGAGATTAATAATTCCAATTTGGAAAATATATGTATTAGATCATTATGAAAAAGAGATTGAAGAAGGCAATTTAAAATATTTTTTAGAAAAAGATTATAGTGATGATGTAAAAAATGAAGGAAATGCTAAAGAAATTCTTGATAAAATTAAAATAATTAAAAAAAATATTAAAGAATTAAGTTCGGAAAATATATCCAAGACTATAATATATATTCAAAATTTAACTAAATTATGTAAAATATACTATAGTTAATAAATATTTACTAATTTAAATATTTAAATAGTAAATATTTATTTAATATAAATGGAAGAATTAAATGATGAAGTAATTGAAATTACAGAGGATTTTATAAAGATAATTTGTGATTTAACCCAAGATTTAATGAATACATTTCCAGATATATTGAATAGTAGGGAAAATCCAATAAAAGAAATTAGTTTATTAGTAGAAACAGATATTTCTAGGGTTGAAAAATTAATTAAAGAACTCTATATATATTGTAGAAGTAATTTACCAAAATATTTTTTTGATATTTTATATGAGAATAATGATATATTTGTAACAGAAGAAGAAATATATTTATTACCAAATATAAATTTTGTGGAATTATGGAAAACAGATATAACAGATACAACAAAATCTACAATTTGGAAATATTTACAATTAATTTTGTTTACAGTAGTAGCAGATATAAAATCAGGGGATTCATTTGGAGATACAGCAAAATTATTTGAAGCAATAAATACAGATGAGTTTAAAGAAAAGATAGAAGCATCATTACATGATATGGAATCACTTTTTAAACAAAAATATGATGATAATGAAAATGTTGATAATGATGAGGAAAATATACCAATAGATTTACCAAAAGCAGAAGATTTGCACGCTCATATAAATAAAATGATGGGTGGAAAGATTGGTTGTTTGGCAAAAGAGATAGCGGAAGAGACAGCTGAAGAATTAGATATAGATATGTCAGATGCTACATCAGTAAATGATGTATTTAATAAATTATTTAAAAATCCAACAAAATTAATGGATTTAGTAAAAAATGTAGGTGGTAAATTAGATACAAAAATAAAGAGTGGGGATATAAAAGAGACAGAATTACTTCAAGAAGCAACAGAATTTGTATCAAATATGAAAAATATGCCAGGTATGGGAAATTTAGAATCATTATTTTCTAAAATGGGAGTACCAGGAATGGGTGGAGGAGGGAAAGTAGATATGGGTGCATTAAATCGTGAAATGGAAAAAAATTTAAAAAATGCAAAAATAAAAGAAAGAATGCGTAATAAGCTAGATAAAAACAAAAAAGAACAAAAATCAGAAATAGAAGGAGAATTAAAAAATAAAGGTATCAATGATTTTGGAATGGAGGAATTAATCTATTCTCTAGGAGATCATCCAGAAAAATCAAAGCCACAAAATAAACCAAGAAATAGAAAGAAAAAGAAAAAGCGGCCTGTGGTAACAGTTGAGCCGGTTGTAGAAAAAAATACATTAGATTTAAATTAGAATCCAAATAAAATAATAAAGAATATATATAATGACAACATCTATTTGGTTAAATGATCCTACAATATTATTAAGAAATGATAAAATTAAACAATTATGGCCGACAGAAGATATGTCAGCTGCAGAAAAAGTAAATGCTATAACAAGATTAGTTATTATTTTGGTTTTAATAGGTTTTTTAATAACTCTGAATTATAAAATAATATGGATAGGAATTGTGACTTTAGGAATAGTTTTTTTATTATATTATATTCAAAATCGTGTAATAGATAAGAAAAAAGAAAGTTTTTCTAATAGATTACCTGGAGTTTATCCATTATTAACAGATCCACTTATGTATGAAATGAATAAAAATTTATTTCAAAAACCTACAACTGATAATCCTTTAATGAATGTATCATTACCAGAAATATATTATGACCCAGATCGAAAACCTGCAGCTCCAGCTTTTTTGCCACAAGTAGAAAAAGAGATAAATTCATCTGTAAAAGATTTTGTAGCTAAACCTTTTAATGATGAAAAAGTAAAAACAAAATTATTTGCAGATTTAGGAGATGCATTTGTATTTAATAGATCAATGTTACAATATAATGCAACCCCAAATACTCAAGTTCCAAATGATCAGAAAGCATTTCAAGAATATTTATATGGAAATATGATATCAGCAAAAGAAGGAAATCCGATAGCTTTAGAACGTAATTATGCAGGAGCATATGATTTTACAAATCCTTAGATAAATATAATAAAATATAATATCGAATAATATTATAGAATGAATTTCTCTACAGTAATTGATAGATTATTTGATGGCACTTCTAGAATAGGTAATGATCCATGTGATTTAACAAATCGAAATAAACAAAATATTGCTTCTGCTGATTACATGTTAGAAAATTTTTCTACAATGAATCCTTTTAATAATGCATTAAATTTAGCATTTAATCAACCAAATATAATGTTACAAGGAAGTCCAAAAGGTGGATTTAATAGTGATTATGTAGATGCAAATAATATTTTAACGTTCGGTCAAAGAGTAAATTTAAGAGAGCGAGGATTAATTCAGCAAAGACTGTTTAATTCGGTTCCTTATTTAGGAAAGGGTCCAGCAAATACACCTTTAGAAAATACTTTAAGAATTGGAATATTTAATCATCAGTCAAAAAGTACTGATCCTACTTCTGAAGTAACAAATTATAATTTAACATATGTGCCTTTACAACCAGCAATTGAAGCTGAAATGAATAATCCTGCAAATTTTGTTGAGAGTGCAGCAAATGAAGGATGGATAAGAGGTGGACTTCCCTCTAGACTATTAACACGGGAAGAAGATCAATAAAATAATTTAATTTATTATTTAATAAAATAATTTAATTTATTATTTAATAAATAAATTAAATATAAAAATGTATTAAATCTATGGTAAAATATATATCTGATTTTGTTTGTACTTATAATTTAATAAGTGATTTAGATGATTCAGAATTATTATTTAGAACACAATTATTACAAGCGTTTATACCTGAATACTTAGAAGTAGGTAATGAAAAATCATTAGATGAAGGTTTTGATGAAATAAATAAAATAACAGAAGAATTATTTGATAGCTATGGATCAAATAATATAATAAAAAAATTAATGAAAAAATGTCCGGGTGATTCTGATGAAATAAAATTTCAATTATGTTTTAGTTATCAATTCTTTTATTTAATGCATAAAATCTTATGTGGATTAATAAATAATAATTTAGATGAAGAAGTGTGTAATAAATTAATAAAAGATTTAGATATAAATAAATAGAAATTAATATAGATTAATATATATATTAATGCTTTGTCAAAATGTACCAGGAAAAGATCCAAGATTTTGTTGGGAAAGAGGTTGTACGACTGATATAAATAGTCAAGCTAATTATTGTTTAGAGCAACAGGCAAGAGCTAAAATAATGGATTATAGATTTTTTTATTATGGTCCACACGGTCAAGCATTTGATCCGGCATTTCCGACATTTGTAAGACAAGGTAGAATGCCTGCTAATAATTTTTCTTTTAATGCTGTAGATATAGAATCATCACTATTTAATATAGGAGTTTGTAATTTAGTAGAACCTAAACCGGCTATAGTTCCACAATTTAAAGAAAATTTACAAAATATTAATTTTTTTGAAAGACCAGAGTTAGTAAAACAAGAACCATTTATTCCAACATTAGATCAAAGACCATGGCCGATATGCCAGAATTATTCATAATAAATTTATATATAAAAATAATAAATATTATATATAAATGGCATTTACTAGAGATGATCATGCTGAAATAAGATGTAGATTAAACGCTCATAATAATAGTTTAGGATATATGTTAAATGTTCCAGGTAATGGTATATATCCTGATTATATAGTTGATCCTCAAATTAGAATGCAAAAATTTGGAGCAAATTTATCAGCAAATGTAGTAGATATAAATAGTAAATTATTAGGGATTAATAAACAACTAAATAGAGATCATTTTGTACCTAATACAAGAGATCCTAATTTTAATCCTATATATAAAAGATTTACATATCCATCAATTGATAAAGCAATAACAGACCAACCTAGAACAACAAATCCAGCTTGGCAATTAAGAGGTTTAGAGAGAACAAATTGGGATTTTCCATTATATGATCCACAAGCTCATACACAAATCAATTTCGCTCATAATATTAATTCTAGACAAGATGAAAAAGATAACTTTAGAAAAACCTGTGGTATGTAATTCGCTCTATAATAATAAATAATATTATAGTTTATATATAATGGCTGAAATAGTAGTACCAATCTTAGCTCTAGGTGGGTTATATATATATTCAAATTCTGATAAAAAAGATAAACCAGAGAAATTTACTAATATGGGTGTAACACAATTTAATAATAGAGGAAATTATTTACCAAATAAAGCTGTTTTAAATAAAAATTTTCCAAAACAAAATGAACCAATTGATAGAACAAATGAAAATTATGTGAGAGAATTTATTAATTCAAATCAAACAACTGATAAATTTTTTAATACTGATATTTCTGAAAAATTAATACCACCAAGTCAACGAAATAAAGAATTTAATAGTATGTCTGGAAAATCTTTTACTCCTAAAGATTTTACACATAATAATATGGTTCCTTTTTTTGGATCAAAAGTAACACAAAATAATGCAACTAATCATATTCAAACTATTTTAGATAATAATACTGGATCAGGAAGTCAAATGATTAAAAAAATAGAATCAGCACCACTATTTAAACCATCTGATAATGTACAATTAGCTAATGGTGCACCAATTAGTACCGATTTTTTACAATCTAGACAAATACCTAGTGCACGTATAGCAAATGTTTTACCCTGGGAACAAGAAAAAGTAGCTCCTGGCTTAGGTTTAGGTTATACCACCGAAGGTTCTGGTGGATTTAATGCTGGTATGACTGATCGTCAAGCCTGGTTACCACCAACAGTTAATGATTTAAGAAGCAAAACAAATCCTAGAGTAACTTATAGTTTAACAGGCCATGAAGGAGCTGCTGTTTCAGAAGTCAAAAATATGGGTACTATTGGTAATGTTGAAAAATATAGACCAGAACAGGCTCATGAAATGGGGCCTCAACACTGGTTTACTACAACAGGATCTTCATTAGCCCAAACGTCACAACCAGAACAAATGATGCCGGAAACTAACAATTGTAGTACTGAATATTATGGTGGTGGTTCAAGTACCATACATCAAGGGGTTTATACTAAACCTCATACAGAAGAATCACATCGTAAGGTTCAATCAAGATCTACTAATATGAATCCAGCTGCAGCATTAGGTAAAGGTATGGTTAATGATGATGATTATGGTAAAGTAGGGTATGATATACTAAAAAATAATAGAACAGAAAATTGTAAATCTGATAATAATGGAACATTTGGAGCAGTTAATTCTATTGTTAAGGGTATGTTTGCTCCAGTAATGGATGTTTTAAGACCTTCTAGAAAAGAAGATGTAATATATAATGCTAATCAATTAGGAAATATACAGTCAGCTGTACCAAATTTACCTTTAACAAATCCAAATGATAAGCCTAAAACTACTAATAAAGAGATGACTGCAGATAAAGTTGGTTTAAATTATTTAAATGTTTCTCATATAGGTGGTTCATCTTCTGGTGGTTATGAAACTACAAATACAATAGTTAAATCTCAGCAACGAAATTTTGGAAATTCTCAAACTCATGGTAATATTGGTAATACTATAAATGCAGCAATGAATGTTGATGCATGGAATAGACAACATAATAATGTTAATAAAACACATCAAAACTGGCCTATGCCTGGTGGAACTCAGGTATTTAGTGGTGATATTAATATGAATATTAATCGAAGAGATGAAGATAGAGTAAATAATAGATTAACTTCAGAAGATTTTATTAACCATAGAAATGTTCCTCAAGATCCTTCTCTTAGTATTCCATCTGCTGAAACATTTGGAAAAATTAATATGCCACAGACATATAATCAAAATATAAATACTCAACGAATTAGTGGAGATCTTTTGCAAGCATTTAAATCAAATCCATATACTCAGTCACTCCAAAGTTTTTAATTTTAGCTATAATTCATATAGTTTAATAAATAAAATTTTTATTGTTTTTTACATCTTTAAATCATTATATATATAATTATATATATAATGGGTAAATTGAATCCTTCAATAAAAAGCTCACCATATAAACGAGTCAATCTTAACACATCTTTATATCCGTGCATATACATAGGAAGCATCCAGACTAGGGAGTTTTGAGCGAAGTTTTTTATCAATATAGTTGCTATTAACATTTTACACAAATATATGGAAGTAAAAATAAAGCACATATAGTTGTTAAATTAGATAAAAATGGAAGATGTTTAAATGGAAAGACATAAAATATGAGAGTAGCCATTATAGTGAATAATACTAACATTAAACTGCCTATTTGTAAATAATGTGTGTTAAAATTCCATATTCCATATAAAATAATGGCTGATCCTAATAATTCCCATATACCTGCGCCAAATACAATTAATTGACTAAATTCTTTATTTACATTAATTAATTTTTTTGATAAACGTTTTGCTTCGCTGTTTCCTAATGTAATAACTTTTGATAACCCTGAAACTATAAACATTAATATTAAAAATGAACTTACTATCTTTACCGAATTAATTTTCATAATATATATTTACTATACTTTTTTTTTAAAGAATTTATTTAGGTTTTTAAACATAAATATTTAAAATGCCGATTGTATTTCGACATTTATATTTATATATATATATAACTAATTATGTATCTTAGAAATATTATTATTGCTATTATTATAATTATTTTGCTTTATCTTGCTATGAAATTAATTATGATGTATCTTAAATTTAAAACTTTTACTAAAGCTATGAAAAATATTTGGCAT